CTGGCAAAAGATCGAAACGCACCTTCTGCTTGTTCGCATCACCATCCGAGTATCTTGAGACTCGAATAGACATACCATCTTTAGTTGTTGCAATGGTATCTGTAGCAAACAGCTTTTTCAGTGGAACTGAACCCAGTCCAAAAGCCTGCTCATGATAGAACAGGTTAGGCTGATAAACAGTCGATGCAGCGGGGTTGATAATGGTAACTACATCGCCAGAGGTAATCGCACTATCAACGCTGTTGTATTGACCGTTAGCCTCATTGATACCGGGGCCAGCCACTACGACATTACCTGCACCACCTGACAAGGTGACATCAGCGGTTACAACACCAGACCAAAGAACCTGAGCGCCCGCGGCATCAACGAACGCACTGCGAGTGGACAAGCCAAGACGATTTCGAGCCGTGATTTCAACAATCTCACCTGCCACAATCGTGTCAGAACCCGCACCAAAACCAGTAAGCGCGAGTGTCTGCGTCATGGTGTTTTTGTTGGTTGCGTAAGTCCCATCAGGCGTACCACTCAATGTGCCAGCACGATTTGCACCCGCCGACAGAGTGCCGGAGGTGTAACTTGCCAGGGCGCTTGATGACATAGCCCGCAGATTACCAAACTTATTTGATACCTGCGCGTTCTGCCATGCAGTCGTTACTAGTGAATTATCGCCAGAAGCCAATCCACTTTGTGTGTTAGCCAAATTGGTAGTGGTGAACGGATTCATCACATAGAAGCGTTCGCCCTGGTTAGGCACGCCGATTGAGTCCATTAAGGCGCCCGCGCCGGCAACATCACCCCAAGCATCGACAACAGTGCCCGGTGTCCCGTAATGTAAATTACAGTTCTTATACATGTACGCACCAAGATCAAGCTCAAGATCAGTGATAAGGCGCTCTGCCGCTGGAGCCAGGATTTCTGGCAGCATATCCAGTTTTAAAGCCTCGTCGACCTCGTCCCAATCCATGTGGACTGTGAAATAGTCCTGGACTGTGCCGGTTGCCTTTGCTGATACGATATCACTGCGATCGACCGCTGAAATATCACCTGCTGCAGTTCTGTCTGATTTGTAATCGTGAGGGCGCTTAAAGTCTGCGGTTGTCCCTGACGATGGATTAAAAACACCTGACAATAACTGTGTATTTACAGTCTTAGTCAGGACCCGAGAAGCCTCCATCCCCTTGAGAAATGCTTTCGCAAGGGGGGTGGTGGTGTTCTCCGTTAACACATTTGTACTAGAAGGCATGATAGTTTACCTATACATAAGTAGCACCTTCAGGCCCATCGTCTTTCTTAATGGGCAAAGATCCGCCCGGTTCGAGTTTTGTCTCTGGGTCTGGTGCTATTGAGTTTTTAGGCTTGACCCTTAATGTGCCGGCCAGCCTGCCGATTTCAAGCACACCTTTCAACGGCTGTGTTTCTATTAACGCCTTTAGACTTTCAGCTTTTGCCGGATTCTTGCCCAAGTGATACATCAATAAATGGGATTCTTCCGTATTTGCTACGATCTGCTTGGAGATATCGTCACCAAGAATGTCCGCAGCTACTGCCTCAGTTTCCGAGTAATCAGGTACTTTAAGCCCAGCACTTCGCTCGTAATGCTTGTCGATTTGCTTGTTTAAATTACCCTCGCTAAGAGCCTGAGTATTTTGAGTCTGACTGGCCTGGACAATCTTTGCCGCCTGTTCTTGGGCAATTACAGATATTCTTGCCTGGTCATAGTCATCAAGTGCCGACAAATACTCTTTTCGCGTTTCAAAGTCGTCCTCATCAGGCCTAGTTGCTGGTTTCCCCTGCTGTGCTTGTAGCCTCAACAGTTTGTTTTCTTCCGCCAGCATCTCGGATTTACGATTGGCCTCTTCCGCTTCAGTATTTGCCGCACTTATTTTGCTGTTTAGTCTTCCGATACGTTTTTGAAACCCGCTTCGGTGCTTGGAGGATGGCTGCTCCTCCCCTTCGACGACAATTTCAACTTCCTCCGCTACGCCATCGGCTTTTATTTCGTCTTCGCCTGGTGGTGGATTGGTTTCGTCTACTATAATCTCGTCTTCGGTTTCTATCGCCTGTTCTTCGCTCATGTATTTACCTCGTCATGGTTTCGAGTATGATCCGCAGTAACGCCGCGTACGTTAACTTACTTCAATTCCAACTAATCGCCTAAGTGTCTGTTCTGTCTGCTTAATTCCTATATCAACAACCTTTTCAGCCGCTTGGGCTTTCTTCAATTGAGAATCAGCTTCCTTGTTACCGGCATCGGCTATTTTTTGAATGCTTGATGCCTCTAAATTTTTAGCCTCTGCATTCTGCTGATTGGTGGCCGCCTTAATTAACTCATCTTGAGGGTCGGTCTGTTGCTGTAATTCTTGCACTAATTGTTCTTCCTCTGGGCCTTCAGGCTCTACAAGGCCCTGTCTTAGCATTAAGCTCCTGTTGAATTCTTTCAAAGGCTTGAGCCCGGTCCCCGTGATATTCTCCATCCACATAGCAATCAAAGGACCAAAATAAGGGCTATCTGGCTGTATTTTCTCCATAACCCGCTCTATAGACTCTATTGTAGCCTCTTTCTGCGATTCATACTGGGGCCCGACTTCAACATCAACCGAAAACTTACCTCTTGATAAATCATTAATCTGTATAGGGTTGCCGGTCTGGGGGTCGAGTGATTGCATATTAAGCTGTTCCATTTTAATAGTGCCGTCAGCGCCTAATATTTTTTTCATCTGTGATCGGGTGTATACGTCCCCTGCCATGGCCCTGTATACCCGTCCTGAGTGCTTTATGGATTGTACGATGTTATCAGATATTACTTGGGTATTAAGGTTCTCACGCTTTCTCAGGGCGTTTATAGCCTTACCCGAAGCATCCGGATCTATGGTGTCCTGGGGGGCGTTGCCGGTTAACCGTTGGACAAAGTTGGAGATAATATCGATGGCGCTAACTGTATTTGGGTCGATCTGGTTTGGTTGTACAGTTCCCACTGGGCCAGAGGCAATCGGGTTTCCTTGTGGATCTACAAGGTCATTAATTACCTGATAAGATTTGTTAGTTTTATCTGCCCAGTTATCTTCTAATCCGTCGATCTGCTTCCTGGTAAAAATAGGCACCGAATCCCCGCTTGTCGCAGAAGCTTCAGCCATCTTACTGATACCCATATTTATTGTACGGTTAGCGTCTTTTAGCTTCCTGACTAATCCCCTGTAATATTCAACGTTATCCACATACGTTCTAAATCCATAGAGCGGGATAATCGGGATCCACTTTCCTGCGATTCTCTTGGGCTCTTCGAGAGATTCCAAGCCATTGAAGATTGTTTTTTCTACCGTCTTGCGGTTTATCTTGCGGGTTCTGACAAACTCCCAGCCCATGGCCTCCAGCTCATCGCCAACCAGTTCAAATTCTTCCTCATTATAGGCTTTGATTTGATTTCCTATGACATTACGCCACACCTGGACCTCTTGCTTCTCAGTCTTAATCTCGTACCGCTCAGCCACATATATGACCTCACGGGTTGTCCAATTAAAGTCTGCAAGGGTCTCGGGCTCGAAGGCACTCACAGGCTGTGCATCAGGCCAGGCCGCCTTAAAAGCATCGTGGCTGTAAGCGGTTAACTTGGTGCACCGTTTAGCGTCTGCCTTGTCCGGACGCTTTGCGTTCTCATCCCATAACACATGATTAAATGCGTTGTTGATTGGTTCAAATATGATTTCCTGGTCTTCGTTTTCCGGATCCTCGTCATCAATGAATGCTGTCGATAATTGAAACGCCCCTGTACCACAAACAGCTGTTTCAAATACTGCAGTATCCTGGGAGATTTGGCCGTCATTGTCTTTGAAATCAGCACGATAGACGCCGTTTAAAAGGTCAGCATCAGTCTCACTTGTTGCCTTATCGTCTTGGGTATACTGGACATTCGCCCTGTTTAGCGTCCATTCGCCTACATATCGCATGACGTAATCAGATGTTATGTCAAACTCAAGCCTTGCACGCCGGGTGATAGAATTATGGGTATCTTGTAAAAACCCTTCCCACATCCCCCCGTCTACACCGATAAAGCGCATATCCTCGTTGGCTTTCTCTCGCGTCTCTTGTGAGGCATCGTAGTCTTTTTCTACATCAAGCTTGTATCGCTCTATATCGCTCATCCAAAGGCTCCAATAGGGGCAGGAATGTGGATCTCTTCATTTTCATCTTCTACCACAGGTATAGATTCCATGTCGTATGAATATACAAATTCGTCTGCCAAATTAGGCGAATCAACACCTCTTGATTTCATTTGCTGTTTTGATTCTACACCTATTCGCCCTTGTCCGTCATATACACGCATAGGCCTTGAGAGCTCAGAGCATAAGTCATTTAGTTCTACACATTCAGAGCTAATCGATAATAGCTCGCTGGGGTCTGTATATTGTTTCTTTACAACCGCAAGATATGTCCTTTCAATTATATCCCTGACATGCATCCATGACTGCGCGCGACGATTTACGAAAGTATCCTTGTTGGTCTTGTTGTCTTTGTATTTCTTGAGCGGTTCCCATATATTCTTACCCCCTTTGAAGGCAACAATGGTCATCTTCTTACCTTGTATAGCAGATTTAAGGTAAAGTTTCATCGAAGGTGCACCCATACCATCAGCGTCATAGGTGAAAACGTCTGCCTTTACTTCATCAGCAATACCAAACGCCCATGGCATCGCGTCCGTTATGTCACCGTCCTTTTTTATCTCAGCTCTGAGCGTTACCACACCTTTTCTATACCCAACGGCTCGAGCGTCTCCAGTGTCTGCAGGGTCAAACGAGACGACATCAGCGCCAATTGGCTCAAATCCTAGCTTAACATGGGCATCCACGCAGGCCTGGACCCACGCTGACGGGATAAAGATGTTCTCCACTGAAGCGTTATAGTCAATATCTATCTCTTGAGCTATGGTGACCTGGTCCTGTTCTCTCACCTGCTTATCATACCAAGCCTGGTCTTTTCGTGGATCATCACGCCAATGTGCTGTAAATACCTCAATCTTGCCGCTATGCCGTTTTTTATAGAAGGCATTACCGTTGCCGTTAGGTGTTGATACGTCTATTTGACAGTTGGTTGTCTGTGATAACGCGGCATCGACTGACTCTTGACGCTCGATAAAGGCCGCCTCATCTACAAAATAGATCGACATGCGAGCGCCACGGCCAATATCAAAGCCTGCCTCCCCGGTTATTGATGCTTTATTCTCAGGGTTTAGGATCTTCATGAAGGTGGCGTGCTCTTTTTCAATAAAGCCAGCCGGTTTAAATTCCTTCGGTAAGTAATCAATGAAAAACCTTATTTTTTCAAAGATACACTTAGGATCGCCCTTCTTGTCCACCAAGTCTTCTTTGCGTGAACCAAAGCCAGCTGTATAGCCTGGATAGAATAACCACATGGTCGCCGCGTAGCCACCACATAACCAAGTCAAGCCAAAGTCTCTGGATTTATCGGCTAGGCCTCGTCTTCCTGACTTCCATTGACTGTGGAGCCATTTAACAAACTCTATCTGCTTTGGGAATAATATGAACGGTATTACGGGTGGGAGGCCTTTCTCAATGTTGCGGGGCTCGAATGTCATACCCCAATCGTTGATTAAGTCCCAGGGATTTTCTTTGTAGTGAATCTTGCACGCTTGTAATAGTTTTGGATCGCTGCGGATGGCTTTGAGCTTCTCAGCTCTTTTCATTAATATTTCGGTATAGTCTGGGTCAACGTAGTTAATCATCAATCATCGACTTGTAAAGCGCTGTGGCTTCATCTGCTGCCATCTCGGTTGTTATTGCTCGTATTGGTCTATCAGGATCACTGCCAAGTTCTTTTTTATCAATCAAGCCTAAATCCCTCGCTATAATGTTTGGATTTAACATCCCAGCGGCAGCGCCTTCGAACTTCTGCATCCTTATAATTTCATCAATTTCTCTTGTGACTACGGTAAAGCCATCTTTTTTACGGTACTCCTGCCAGGTCTCTTGAATAATGCCAAGGAATACACACATTCCTCCTATGGTCATAGCACGCATTTTCGGCACTGGCTCGCTCATTACTTCGCCTTGGTACGTTATAGCCTCGCCAAGTGGGTTATCTTCTACCCATTGGACATACTCAAGGCAAGCTTCTCGCAATACTTCAGGATCTTCCCATATCGGTTTACGTCCGTGAGAACTGCGTGCTTTCCAGAATTGATTGCCTTTAGGTGGTGCCATTTTTATAAAACTCTCTATTCCTTATAGTTTTAACGGTAATGCCTTCGGACTCATCGTATTCTACGCGCCTTATCATTAAATCCTGTGTTGTATTATCAAACCAATTGCATGGATGTTTTGAAGCCGATAACAGATCTATTATCGCCTGCATTTCTTCTGGGGTTTCATATTTTGGCGGTCTACCTGCTGGCATTACATTAACTCCATCTATGCCGTGTACTTCTGGTTGATGCCGCTTTTGTTATGGCAGCTAGTTGCATCGTTTTAAGACTTAATCTTGTCATATCAGCACGATGCCTGCCTTGGGCTACTATATACCTAGCCTCTCTAAATAACACATCAGAGCTCTTTTGCTCCTCAAGCATCTTGACCTTAGCTTCGAGTATTGAAATGCGATTTATCAATTTTTCTTCTTCCAACCTTTGATCTTTCCGCCATTCACGCATATAGGAATTATGGCACTCTTTACAAGTGCGCTGTCCGGGTCGTGATTTGTTACCGCATTTACACATTCAATCACCTATGGGATTGGTTAGTTGTTATTCGCTAAATAAATCTAAGAGAAGAGCATCTATCTCATTATAGATTTTTCTCCAATTGTCTTTTTCAATAGACAAAGAATCGTCATCAATCTGAAACTTAATTTTCTCAAGCAATGCGATTACTTCCTGATTTTTTGCTGTATACATCATACATCCCTCCCGTATGTCTTTCTCTGGCATAGATTCTGAATTTCTCCGAGTTATTGTTTGCCTAAAACCACACCATTTGCACCATAATTGTGTATCACCTTCAGGATGTATAGGCGGGGCATAATGCCAGTTGTACCTGTGTGCTATTCGCATTATTGTTGAATATAATAAATATCTAATATTCATCTCAATGCCCCTCTATCACAGTATAGCACTTTGTCACCTCGAAGATTTTGGGGATAATATCGCATTCATTCCATCTTCTGAGTATCCATGTACCCAACTATAATGGTTTGCCTGGGCATACTCTTGATTTTCTTCAGCAGTTAAACAATATAGCGGCGTACCGTCACAATCTCGCGTCTGCTTTGCTATGAACATTCGCACACCATTATCAAGCTCTACCAACTGACCGATATTAAAATTGTGTGCAGTAGCGTTATTTATCTCTCTATATGAACGCCCATCAGGGTCATTAGTGTCTTTTAAATCTGCAACAATAATCATGCTTTTATGCTCTGTGTACATTCGCCCTCATGTGGATCTATGGCCATAGATTCCTTATAATAATTGTCGTCAGCATCGATATACAGCACCCCATCTCTTCCTAACCATACACTGTCGCTACTAATACTACATATTTCGTTTTCGCAAGCAAAATCGGCCTCAATATCTCCGTATCGTTTTTGTCTTTGTTCTAATAAGGCAATTAGTTCTGAGATTTTCATTATTTACACCTATTAGTTAATGTAGTTTGTTAAGTGATTCACGTGTATCCTCACCAATTAAGTAGGCTTTAATATGTGACTATTTTTTGTTTTTCTTGCTCAATAATCTCGTAAAGCATTTTTAAAATACTTTCTTCTTCTTCTGTAAAATTATATTTATGTTCAACTTTTCCAGTACCAGGCCAATAAATTATTTCACAAGAAGCTAAGGTATGTATTTCTGTGATTTTATCTATAATAGGCTGAACATTTCGCACATATTCATCTTTTAACATTGCGTAATGTTTTGGATCATGAATTGATCTTATTGCACTAATCATTATTCTTCACTCCCAAGCCTGAGCCACATTAAACCGTATTGTGTCTTGCTCTTCCTCGTCCGTTGTTTCTTTTGTGTATATTCCTACTAGGGTATGATGGCCCACTGTTAAGTTCTTTGTTTCAAACTGTGTGAGCGTTCCCGGCCAGGTGTCGTCGACTGCAGCGATCACACGGCACACGATAGGATCATCACCCGGAAAGCGTTTCAGGAATATTTCACAAACCCAGCCCTCTACAGATTCGCCATCTCGATCAAACACGAAAGGGAATGATTCCCCTTGCCTTACTACAGTTATTGCCACTTCATACCCTCCTGATCGTGTATTAACCCTTATTTTTAATAGCTTTTTGCCATTGACGTTCGTTGAATATTTCACACCCTCTGCGATAACCTAACTCCCAGTTATCTACATCGATCTTTTCCGTATATGGACATTTTGAACTAACTGTATACTTCTTACCTTGTTTCAAACCAGCATTAAATGCTTGATTATCAGTCATAATACTTGTTGCCGCTTCTTTGATGTCCATTCTTATACCCTACGGGCTGTATATTCGCCTTTAAGGCGCCCGACTACATACTTTTGTAATTTTAGACTATCCTCCGGCTTGATGTATACCTCCCTTTTAACTAGCTTCTTGTCTTTGCGCTCCTGTCGCTTTCGTTTCATCAAGTCCTTTTTTGGTATTGCTTCGCTCATGTTACCGCCTCGCTTTCTATAATCAATATACACTATATACAGTATATAACAAGTAAAGCGTTACTTCAAGTATTACTGTGCATTTTAGACTTAGTATTATTTTCACCTTTTATTGATTATTTACTTGACGGTAACATGTTACTCAACTATAATATATACAACATCAAGAGAGAAACATAACGGGAGATAAAACAATGACAAAAGCACAAGTGATTAAAATGATTGAAGACTTAAATGCAAAAAGAATAAGCGCAAAAAAAGCATTAAAAATTGATGAAAATATTAAAAGTCGCGCGGCAACTGAAAGATTCATCAAAAATATAAATTCAGTTTGTGACCGTTTGGCTTTTAATTTCAATATGCTTCCAGCATCACAAAGTTTCCTTGAATCAACTATTGCCGAAGCTGAGCTTTTCCTACAGTCATAATGAACCGCAAGCGCCAAGGATGGCCACAACCTGGAGGCTTAACCATGAATAAACGCAAAATTATGTACCGGGGTAAGATAATGCCGTCTGACACTAATTGCTTCAATTTCAAAACAAAAAGCGATGAATGGTTGGTGCATGACTTAGCTTTCTCAGATGATATTAACTGGAATTTTCCGAAAGAAGATAAAGCCCTTATGCGAGCGCTGAAATCGATTAATACAACGATTGATGATGTGCTTATCATCCGACGAAGAGAAGGTTTAGATTCTTCGGATTTACCAATAATATGTATTTACATATTGAAGCCAGAGAATACTAATGACTGAGCCGCCAGTATTATCTTTTCCGGGGTCTTCGTGTCGGCTTCTTAGCTAATTTTACCGGTATTGGTTTCTTCTTGGCTTTGACTGGTTTCTTTTTAGGGGTAGTTTTAGCCATGGCCCTTTCTTTATCCAGTTTCTGAGAGGCTTTTTTCCTTTTATTTTCAAGGTCTTTTAGATTTTGTTGCACCGCCTTACTTGGTAAAACATGCATCTGGACGCCAAATCTCTTTTCAGTTTTACCGCCAAAGGCCTTTTTCTTTGCATCTGCTACTTCTTTTGTGAGCGCGTTTAATTGTGCTAGAGCCGCCCTTTCTCGTATATTTGCCATGTGATCACCTCCGTCGTGTCTTCTTAGTTGGCTTTTTCGGAATTTTGGCGCCGCGTTTTTGTGCTTTACTCAGTAATATAGCCCTTTCCTGAGCTAAAGCGGCGGCCTTCCCTTTTTTTCTTCGGGTTTCACCAACAATGGCGGGCTCATTTTTCTTTAATTCTTTGCCCACATCCTTGAGAATCTTGCGTGTTTTCGTTGGCTTGCGTTTTGGTTTTTTGGTTGCCATTTTACGAGTCCATTTTACGAGCATGTCGCTAATACAGTAAACGCCGCGCATTCACCGATATAAACGTCATCAGGGTCCGGCACCGTATCAATATATTTTCCGTATACTTGCCAATGATTTTTATCGTCAAAATCGGCAGCCGCATCCAAGAACCCATCCTCAATGGTGTAAATCATGTATTCATTAGCAAGTACCGAACCAACACCCGGGAATGTACCAGGAGACGTGCCTAAAATGACCTCTCCGCCTACTTTGGTCTTGGTAACTATTACCCCGTTAGGTTTAGTGAAAACCGCTTCCAGGTCCGTATTCGTTGACATATCGACGCCGGTTGCAATATAGAATGGCTTGCCTGATTCTCCTACTGTTAAGCTCAAGTTTATACCCTCATGTTATGGCGGCGAAGGAACGCCGGCCCCGCTATTGTCCATCAGACTAAGTACACCATCACCCGTAGTCATTATAGACGATACACCGTGACCAGTCTCGTCCATGGTACTCAATCCTCCGGCCCCGGTATCATCCATGGTACTAATTACCCCATCAATTAGATCAAGGGACGGAGGCAGCACGACAAGTGCGTCAATACCTACATCCCATGGAATAGTACGGGTTTCA